GAAAAACTTTTCGCGACCCGAGGACGAGTACGCTGCCGCACAGCCGCACGTCACCGTCATCCGCAAGGTGCGCAAGCGCAATCCCGCCGCCGAGCCACACGTCGGTGACCGCGTCAACTATGTGATTGTGAACGGCGCAATGGCCGACACGCTGAGCACGTGTCAGCGCGCCGAGGACCCGGCGTACGTTATGCAGCATCGCGACACTGTGCTCATCGACTACGTGTATTACGCCGACAAGGTGTGTGACTGTCTGCGTCGCATGCTCGAGCCAGTGTACGGCGCGCAACTAGAGCGGCTGTTGCAGCCGGGGGCCGACAGCATGCACTCGTTTTTGCCAGAAGAACGCCAGGCGCAACTGCGCGCCGAGCGCGGCGACGACGGATCACACCTGGGATCACACCTTGCCGCTGAGGCACGCCGCCTCAAGTCAGCACGGCAGCAGCAAGAACAGGTGGCTGACCAGGCCGTCGCGGGGCTGGCACCGTCTCGCGCGCCGTCGTCGACGACACGCAACGGTCCCACGGCAAGTGAGCGCGCAAAGGCCCATACGCGCCCCATCACCGACGTGTTTCGTCCGTCGTCGTCGTCGTCGCCGCCGTGCCCAGTGTCCAACGGGAAGAAATGAGGATAAATACAGTGTTTATCTTTATTTATCACGCGTGACGTGATGCACTTGTGGGGAAACGGAGCCAGTGACGTTCCTTACTACTACGCGCGCGCGTGTGTGTGTGCGCATACAACAATGATGGCTGAAAGTGTCGGCGGTGACGCTGGCAGGGCCATGCCGTTTGTCGTTTGGGACGAGGAGCACGCGAGGTACTCGGTGTGCGACGAGGCGATTCGATATCTGGCGTCCCTGCAAACGCGCGCACTAGCAGTCGTCGTCGTCGTGGGCCTGTACCGCACCGGCAAGTCGTTGTTTCTGTCGCAAGGACTACTGCGCACGCCGCCAGGCCATGGCTTTGCCGTGCAGGACACGATTAACGCATGCACAAAGGGCATCTGGTTGCATACACGCGTGCTACGTGCTACAACTCCAACTGCCGACGGCAGACCCGTCGACGTGCTCGTGCTTGACACGGAGGGCATCGGCGCGCTAGACGCAAACTCGACACACGACACGCGCATCTTCTCGCTTGCACTCTTACTCGCGTCGCACTTTGTGTACAACTCGAACGGCTCAATCGACGAGATGGCCCTGGCACAACTGTCTGTGGTAACACGCATCGCAGACTGTGTACGCATGGGCGCCGATGAGCCCCTGTCGCTCGGCGGCGGCGGCGGCGGCGGTGGCGGTGGCGGTGGCGCTACTACCGCCGGTACTGATAGGGTTCTGCCGTCGTTCCTTTGGTTGGTGCGCAACTTTACACTGTCGCTTGTCGACCCGTCTGGTCGTGCGATCAGCGAGGATGAGTACCTCGAGTCTGCGCTACGCGACCCGCAAGGCGGCGGCGGCGGCGGCGATAGCGACACGTCGGCGTCAACAACATCCGACAAACGCGATGTGCGTGCTGCGTTACGCGCGTTCCCTGATCGACGATGCCGCACACTGTCGTCGCCGTTTGCCGACGCAGCGCGCCTAAAGGCACTCAAAGACATGCCGTTCGAGCAGTTTCCATTGCACTTTCGGGAACAACTCAACGGCGTGCGCTCACTTATCCTCGACAGTGTGCGTCCAAAGACAGTCAACGGACGCTGTATTGACGGTGCACTTCTCGGCATGTTGGCGCAGTCGTACGTTCGCTCGATTAACGGGGGCAGTGCCCCGGTAATTCGTGACACGTGGGCGACGTTGGCCGACGCGCGACGACGCGACGCGCTGCAACAGGCGACACGTGCACTTGACGCGCACCTCGCGACACTGTACGCCGACGACGGGTCGATCCGCACGTGTTCACCAATGGTACTCGAAACACGTCTCGGCGCGTGGTGTGACGACATTCGCCGCCGCCTTGTCGACTATTGTCTTGGCTACGCAACGCCGGAACAGGTGGGCGAGTTAAACGCGTGTCTCGACGAGCGACTGGAGCGTGTACGCGCGCAAAACGAGGCGTCGCTGCGCACGACCGTAAAGGCGATTGTCGACGCTCTAGCAGATGACCTTGCGTCGAGGTGCAACGACATGGATGAGGCACGTGTGGCTATTGAACGACGACAGGCCGAGGCACGTGCGTTCTTTGGCGGCGACGCTGCGCTTCTCTTTGCCAACCTGTGGACCTCGTGTGTATCGGCCAACCTATGGCACCTGTTATCGGCGTTTGCATCAGGCGGTGCATCGACGAGCCGTTCGCTGCGCACACGTGCCGAGGACGCTGAACGCGCACTCGTAGACGCCAACACGCGCCTCGACGCGTACCAAACAGCGTTGGACGAGGCACGTGAGCAAATCATAGTCGGCGAGCGCGAGCGTGCCGACGCGTTTGTCGAGTGCGAGCGTGCCGTTAGCGTTGTGCGCGCCGACTACGAAGCCGAACACGCGCTCGTCGAGCAGAACAAGGCTGAACTCGACGACGTGTCTGCTCAACTCGTACGTGCGCAGCAGCAACTGGTGGCGCTGTCCTCTGGCGACGCTGGTAGCAGCGGGGCTGGGGAACTTGAACGCACTCGCCGTGACTTGGACGACGCGCGCGCACGTATCGACGAGTTGCAGTCGACACGTGACGAGCGCGTGGGTGACCTGGAGCGACAATTGACGCTACTCGCCGACGCACTGGACGCGCACCGTGCCGAGGTGGCCACAGAGCGTGACCGCGCACGGGCCGAGGTTGAAAAGGCACGCCACAGCGTCGACGTGTTGCGGTCGGCACACAAGGCCACGCTTGCCGACGTTGAACTGCGTCACCGCGAGACAGCGACCGAGTTGCTACAGCGCGTCGAGCGCACACGTGACGAAAGTGTTCGAGCAAGCGCCGAACACACGCGAGACCTTACCGAGTGGCGTACGCGTGCAACACGGGCCGAGGCTGACGTAGCAGCACTGAAGCGCCGCATCGACGACGACGACGCGGGTGGTGAGCGTAAACGTTTGCGCATGCGCGAGCGCGAGTTGGAAACCTCACTGGCCGTCGCAAAGGCCGAGACGCAACAGGCACGTGCAGAGCGCGCGGCAGATCGCGACGCGGCAGAAAGACTGCGCGAGCAGTTGCGCACCGCCGAGGCGCGTGCTAGAGACGCCGAAAGTAACGAAAAGATCCGTTCGTTGGAAGCACGACTGCATACGGCTCGCACAGTCATGCAACAGTCGTCGGGCAGCGCCAGCGGCGGCGGCGGCGGTGGCGGTGGTGGCGTGCAGTCGGCCGCGTTTGTTGCGTCCTCGCCGGTACAGGCGGGGCGATAAATTCATCACACCCCGTTTCGTCGACCAACGATCGCGCCGCCGCCAGGTGCCACGATGATCGAGCGATCGGCCGTGCTAGCCATCGTCTGTGGGCAGGAACAGCAGCGCAAGGTGCGAGCACTGTCGTCGTCGTCGTCGTCGTCGTCGTCGTACGATGACGTTACATTTAAGACACACCTACAGGCGTTGTTTGACGCACGGCGATGCTTTCCCGGCATGACGGTGTTGTATCCCGATGCGTACGTTGGCAAGGGTGCCATTGCTATTGTGTACCGGCTGTTTTCCGTTGAGACTGGGATGCGTTCTGGCTGTGTTGTGAAGGTGTGTTGTGCTATTGACGACCGCGGCGACGACTACGACGACGACGACGACGACGACGATATTGTGTTTGACGCAGCCGACAGTAGCACGTTCCATGAACGTTGTCGAAAGGAACACGCGTTGCATGCAAAATACGCACACAGGGACGTGGACGCGGCGCCAACGCTGTGGGGTGGGCTACAGCCGCTGAACAAGCGGTGCGCCGCCTTTGCGATGCAGGAGATGTACACCACGTGGTTTGCCGTGTTTGCTGCAGTGCCAAACACGCTCCCACGCATGCCGCCACCCGACGCGCTCCCACGGCTATTTGAGCGTGACTTTCTGCGCTTCTACACACTGTTACGCCGCGACGGTAACACGCACGCAGACTTGCGCACTAGTAATATGCTCGTTTCGCCCGTGATCGGCGGTTGTGACAGCGATGGTTTGGCGGCGGCGGCGGCGACTACGACGACGACGACGACAAAGATCACCGACTTTGACACTGTGTTGTTCATCGAGGGTTGCTTTGAGCCGACGCTGCTACTGATCCCTCTCCTGTACGAGCACATGTCGATCGTCGAGCACCTACCCCCGTCCGCTGCCGTCACGCACTTGGTAACAATGCGCATGATTGTGAACCGGGTAGTGGAGAGAGAAATGTACTTTACGCCACGTACCCGTCGGTGTACCGAGCGCATCGTGGCGCTGTTTGTTGCAACGCTTGCAGCGTTTGTGCACACAACGTCTACGGTCGACGATGACGACGACGACGACGACGACGACGACGACGGCCATCGGTGTGTAGACTCGCCGCGTGCAACACGCTCTGCCATCTCCGATACCTACTCGGTGTGTTGGCTGCGCTTGGTGCGTGCCGTTAAGGAGGCACGCTGTGCGTTTGCCTACATGGCAGACGATGTGTTTGAGAGTCTTTTCGACGAGGTGCATCAGTACATGATCAGGGAATGCCAAGTTCCGGACAAGGTGGTGTGTATCGAATGGGGGCGCGTCATGACACGTGAGAAAACTTTGCAGGCAACCGAGTAACGGGCTTGTGCGTGTGTGTGTGGTATCATGGCTGCCACTGGTGCCTCGGACGCGGGCAGAGTGCACGCAGAGGGCAAGGAACGGTCCAAGTCGCTTTTAGAGCGCGTGACTGCACAACAGTTGCGCGATCGCGCACTCGAGGAGACCAAGCGTCGGCGAAACGAAGTGATTCAAATCGTAGAGTCACGTGCGTACCGACAAATACGCGAAACCGCTGCGCTCGGTTCCGAGATGGCCACGGTGATCAGTGTTCCCGTGGGCCTGCGTGATCAGCCTGTTTACGACATAGAGCCCGTCGTCGAGGTGTTGATTATGCGTCTGAAGGCGCGCGGCTTTTCGGTGGAACGCGGCTACGACACGGGCCAGGTCGAGGTGTCGTGGGACAGGCCCGGTAGGGTGACGGCAGACGCCGCCGCCACCACCACCACCACCGCGTCGCCAGACAACCCCGACGTGATTGACGCACACGCGGCGTACGAGTCCACCCGGTCCAACACGCGAGTTAGCGACGAGGTACTTGACGAGATTGAGCGACGATGGGATGGTGATCTGCTGCTCGCCAATGAACGTCACCACCGGTGCGTGACACTGCAAGTGCCTCCGTCGCTGCCCACAATGCCATTCTACTCGCTG